CCTGTTAGACTCTGTGTGACTTTCAATCTTTGATTTTTTATCAATTCTTGACTAGCAAAACTTAATACAAATCCTTGAATCCTGTCACCAAATTTTTGACGTTTAGATATAGCGTATACAAAAAATACATTTTCAGAAAAGTCTATAGTTGTGCTCTCATCTTCGTTAATAAATGGAGTTCTAATTTTAAGATGAAGATACTCTTGACCTAAGATGGGGCCATGCGAAACTAAATTAGAGGAATCTGATATTGAGATTGAGCCAGTAATTGTCGTTGCATTAATGTCTTCAAAAAGAGTTATTCCCAACACTGATGTTTTAAGATCAATCTCCAAACCAGTTGTGGTAACAAGTCTTAAATCGTCTATATGAAACTGCCCGGCATGTTGTAAACCTTTGGCCATTACAGCAAACTTTCCTTCATCAGAATTTCGTATTCAGAAACAAATCTATCAATATAAGCTGGATCAAGCAATCTAATTTTTCTTTTATTGTTTTGCAACTCCTCTTCATATTCAGCGTTAGTAATAATAGAAGCAGTAGGATAATCAGTGTTATCTGTGCCAATATCTATCTTAATTGTGGTATCACCAGATGTTTGTGATATTTCATAATGGTGTGTTGCATCCACATTACTATATTTGTCGTTGACATACGCAAGAAATTGATTAGTATTCATGGGCCACTGATGGTATCTGTCCGTAATATCATTCATTAGAAGAACAACCCAATGCAATTCTGAATCACCATATAATTTATGGGCAATAATCTCAGGTGTTTCACCCTCTCTAACATCATAAGTATCAAATAATGCTGTACTAGTTTTAACCTTTGATCGAACAGCTACTCGTTTTAAGAGGTTGGTAGCAAGTTTAAAATTACCATTACCAACAGAGTCGTAAGCTATAACAGGAAAATTTGCAAAATACATGATTAATACCCCTGACTGACGTAATCTTTGGTAATGATTTCCAGCTCTGAAAAATTTAAAGATAATTTAGTTGTCTGGGGTTGACCATTTGCAAAAGCTTTAAACCTATCAGCACCATATTCTACAGAAGTATTTAAAAGAACACACTTTTTAATTAAGTTCAAATGAGGATTTGCATCTCCAAGATACATGTAGGTTATTTGAAAGAAATCAGGTATTGTCATTTCTCTCACACCATCAACACCACCTAAACTAATACCGGCACCTCTACGACCATAATTTGAAGACATATGATATTTAAAAAGGTAGACAATATCTTCAATAGTTTTTGCTTCTTTTGCGCTTCTTGGTATAAAATCAAAATTAAAAGAAAAAGATCGGCGTTGAATTCCTTCAAACATCAATTCCATTCTAGGAGTGATCACGCTTCCAGTGTTAATTGCAAATATCGCTTCTGCCCCTGTTGGTGCCATCTGTTTAAGTTTGGCTACACCTCCTGTTATTAGTCCACCTACGCCTACCCCTCCAGCTGCACCGAGTTTACTTCCAATTCCACCTTCCGTATTTGAAAAAGCTGCAATTGCTGCATTAGCTGATTCTGCAATGGCACCAATTTCCTGTTCATTATAAGTTGCACCATAAGAAACTTGAACAGTTGGTGGCATATAAAGTGCTATGGTAGTACTGTTTTTCGTAGTTGCATTTTTCCTTACTTGAATTGAGTTTGGCCCAGTTGGTTTCGTGTTGGTGAGTACACCTTTAGCAGCTGAGACGGCCTCATCAACAAATCCAGCACCACCCTCTGTGGCGTGATCTTCTTTGGCGCGAGGCGGCGCAGGCGGCCCTAGCTGTTTAGGGACTTCACCATCTGTATTCACTTCTTCCTCAGCTGCGTCCAGTTGACCTTTAACATGTTTAATTGCTTTAGTAGATGCTAATTTTGCTGGGTCTTGTTCATAGATTTCAAACAGAATATAGTGGCCTTGTGATTCATCCATATCTACATCTTCTGGATATGTTAAAATCCTATGGCTTTCCACTGCACCATAGTCGCCATACATTGATAAGTTTTTGTGGGACTTTCCTGTTCCGCCCTGCAAATTCCGAAGTGCGTCCGCTCCAGCACCTGTTGATTGGTTAGAAGTGTTGCCTGCTCCTCGAGCAGCAACTCGAGCTCGATCCTGTGCGGTTCCAAAAGGTCTTGTCATTAAAATTATATCCTTATCTTACACCCTATATACTATTATAACTATTTATAAGTGATGTCTTACAAAGGTCGATACATAGCAAAAAACCCCAAAAAATACAGGGGCGATCCCCGAACAATAATCTATCGTTCTCTGTGGGAGCGCAAATTTATGGTATACTGCGATACCAACAATGCTGTAATTGAATGGGGTAGCGAAGAAATCATTATACCCTATTTATCTCCTTGGGATGGAAGAATACATAGATATTTTCCAGATTTTTATATTAAGATAAAACAACATAATGGCTCCATAAAGAAGTTTGTCATAGAAGTTAAACCCAAGAAGCAATGCTCACCACCACCCTCTCAACCAAAAAGAAAGACTAAAAAGTGGTTTAATGAAGTCAAAACATGGGGTATCAATGAAGCTAAGTGGAAGTATGCAACCGAATGGTGCAACAATAATGATATGGAATTTAAGATTTTAACAGAAGATCATCTTAACATTAGATATAAATAGTTACATGGCAGTATCAAAATTCATACAAGCAGTCAAGGATGAAACAAGAGGGCGTCCAAGGTCTACTCAATGGTATAGAGATAAAATCAAAGAGTTTGGTGATCCTAAGCCTCAGCAGTTGCTTCGGGATGGTAAAAGGGATAATAGGCCCTTTTATGGTAAATTGAATATGTTCTTCTATGATCCAAAGTTCAAGAAGAAACTTCCATACTATGATACGTTTCCTCTAGTGCTTCCATTGGAGACATATAGTGATGGATTTTTAGGAATTAATTTTCATTATCTTCCTATTTCATTGCGTATAAAACTTCTTGATAGATTAGTAGACTATACTAACTCAGAGGATTTTACAGCTGCAACAACAAGAATGGTGGTAGATTATAATAAATTAAAGAGTGTTAAATTAATTCGCCCAACTATACATAAATATCTATCGGGACATACAAAGTCTCAGTTTCGGAGAATTGATGCAGATGAATGGACAATTGCAGCATTACTACCTGTACAGAGGTTTAAGAAAGCTTCTGCATCAGAAGTATGGAAAGAATCTAGGAGTATGATTTAATGGCCTTAGGTGCAGCAGCAAAATTTATAGACCCCAAAGCTTATGCTGATTTAAATAATGCTCTATCTGGATTTCATTCGGATGAAAGTTATGCAATACCGAATAGATTTGAGGTAATGATTCTTCCTCCGCGAGGCGCTTCTGCATCAATGATGGGTGAAGCAAGAGAAGTTTCTTTGAGATGCGAATCACTTACTATTCCCGGCAGAAATTTAACTACTTTAACTGATTCAAATATCTACGGGCCTACCAGAGAAATTGTTGATGGAGTAACTTACGCAGAAGATATAGAAATGGTTTTTCAATCTAGTGGTGGATTGGATGAAAGAGTATTTTTTGAAAGTTGGCAAGAACTTACATTTAATCCTAGAACTTGGAATATTGGTTATTATAATGATTATATCGGCACAGTAGAAATTTATATGTTAGATAGACAAGATACGAAACGATATGGTGTTAAACTTTGGGAAGCCTTTCCAAAGACAATTACTGGAACAGAATTAAGTCAAGCATCAAATAATGAAATTGTAAAAACTTCTGTAAGTTTTTCTTTTAGATATTGGGAAACTTTAGATTTAAACAGACAACCACCAAAGCAGAATGACTTAGCTGAAGAAACTGGTAAAAATACAGCAGAAATAACTAATAAAAGAAATCAACCTGCTACAGTGGACTTGATGGCAGCAGCGAAGGCGCGACATGCGAAGGATTGGTAATTTACTCCAATCAAATAATTTATAAAGGATGAAAAATTATGGCATTACCTAAACTTAGTAATATAACTTATGAACTAGAACTTCCCTCTACAGGAGAATCAATAAAATACAGACCATTTCTTGTGAAAGAACAAAAGACTTTGATGATAGCTCAAGAGTCTGATGATAATAAAGCAATAGAAAATGCATTTGCTTCAATCATCAGTGATTGTACATTTGGAGAATTAGATGCTTACAATCTCCCTATGTTTGATGTTGAATATGTTTTTTTACAAATGAGAGGAAGATCAGTAGGAGAAAAAATAAAACTCACTGTGTTATGTCCTGATGATGAAAAGACAAAAGTGAATGTTGAAATTGATTTAAAAGATGTTAATATACAAGTGAAAGAAGAACATACGAATATTGTTCAAGTAACAGATGATGTTCATATTGTTATGAGATATCCAACTTTAAAAGATATGGCTGGATATAATAATACAGGTCAAATTGATTCTATTTTTGATATGATAAGGAGATGCGTTCATGAAATACATGATGGTGAAACCGTTCATAACAGAGTGGATATTTCAAATAAAGAATTAGATGAATTTATTGAAAGTATGACAACTGAAAGTTTTGAGAAATTGAGTGCATTTTTTGAAACTATGCCAAAATTACTGCACGAAATTGAAGTGAAAAATCCAAAGACCAAAAAGAAGACTACAATTCCAATTGAAGGTCTGCAAAGTTTTTTCGAGTAGCCCTTTCTCATGATAATTTAGGTAATTATTATAGAACCAATTTTGGAATGATGCAACATCATAATTATAGTTTAATTGAATTGGAAGAAATGATACCTTGGGAAAGGGAAATATATGTTGGATTATTGATGAATTTTATAAAAGAAGAACAAGAACGAATAGAAAAAGAAAAAGCTCGAAATCGGAGATAAGTTAATGGCCGATCAAACGGTTAAAGTAATAGAGACAACTAAGGAATACGAACTTCAGAAGTCAGATATTGTTCCTAATACTGGCGGAGATGAACCAACTTGGTACAACCAAACAGCGGGCGTATTGGACAAGTTTCGTATTATTCCAAGGTTAGTCATGCTTGCATACATCTTTGCCTTTTATAAATCGGTAACTTGGTTTATGGAATTACCTGATCCAACTAATGCACAAGCCATGTTTATATCTACCATCGTAGGTGCTGGTGCTGCGTTCTTTGGTTTATATGTGGGTAAGCCAGGTGCATCTATACCAAAAGGTAAAAAATAGGATAGTCCAATGGCAGATTTTCAAGACGTTATAAGCGAATTAAAAAAAGTAAATGTAAGAATTAATATATCAAATCTAAAAATGGATCGACTTATTGCAGCATCTGATCCGCGAGGGGCAGCTGCAGCAGAAGATAAAGCAGATCAGCAACGAGGTCAAGCACAACAGATTAACTTACTACAAGCAATCTCAGATTCATTATCAGGATCAGGTGGTGGTGCTGGTGGCGTTGGGCCTATGCCGCCTGAAGACAAAAAAGGTGCTGGAATATTTGCTGGAATTGGTCGAGTAATAGGTGGACTTGGCAAAGGTGTGGGTGCTGGTATTGGCGGATTTATTATGGGTATTGGTAAAGCTGTAACGATGGCTGGGCCGTTTGTTATTGTAATGGCTGCCCTTGGTGCTGGACTTGCTGCATTTGGATTACTTGTAGCAGGCGCTGGTGTGGTTATAGCAGAATTTATGCCATCCATTGCTGAAGGATTAAGAGCTTTTGATGGTATAGATGGCGCAGCTCTAATAAGAGTTGGTGGCGGTATAGCAGCTCTTGGTGGTGGATTTGCTGTAATGGGATTAGGAAGTGCTGTTTTAGGTGTAGGTAATTTAATTGGTAATGTTGCAGATGGAATCTCAGGACTGTTTGGTGGTAAAGGTGGTACTGAAAAACTAATAGAAAATCTAGAAGCATTTAGTGCATTACAACTTGATACTGAAAATATTAAAAGGAATGCTGAAGCGCTAGCGGCTTATAGTATTGCAATGACTGCTGCTGGAGCAGGGCAGGCATTATCAGCTATAGGTAATCTTGCAGATACAGTTTTTAGTGGTATTGGGTCGCTTTTTGGTGCTGTACCTATATTAGATAAATTAAAAGCTTTTGGTGCAGAAAAAATTGATGTAGATGTAGTGAAAAATAATGCTGAAGCAATGGCAGAATATGCCAAAGCAATGGCATTCGGTGCAGGGGCAGCAGGTGCCGAAGCAATCGGAAGTGTCTTTAATTTTGTGACATCTGCTTTTGATGGACTCAGTAATATCTTAGGTGGTGAAGGTGTTCTTGACAAGATGCTTGGTAACTTGAAAAAAATGTCTGAAGCAAGTTCAGGTATTAATGTTGCTAACATCAAAAATGTTGCTGATGCAATGGGATCATACACTATAGTAATGGCAGGGATGGCACTTAACGCAGCTTCTGGGGGACTTGCTGCTATTGTCAATTTTGTGGGAGAGGGTTTTAATGCTTTAACCAAGTTAGTTGGTGGTGATGACCCACTCACTAAAGCCTTAGATGGCATGGCACAAATGACAGAGAAATCAGGTAGCATTGATGTAGAAAAGATAAAAAATGTTGCTAATGCAATGGGCGAATACACCAAAACAACAGCTCTGCTGGCAAAAGAGGCCAACATTGGAGCGGACGCTGCACTTGGTAATTTTGTTAGTGCAGGGTTTGGTGCTCTAACTAGTTTGATTGGCGGTGAAGACCCACTTACTAAGTCCATGAATGCCATGGTGAAAATGAGTGGCCCCGAAGGTGACAGTATTGATAAAGAAAAGATAATAAAAGTAGGGGATGCAATGGCTGCTTATGCTATAGTAATGGATCAAGCAAGAGAAACATCGGGCGGTATTGGTGATGCAGTAGGTGATTTTGTAGGTGGTGCTATTGGAGCTTTAGGTAAGTTGATAGGTGCAGACGATCCTCTAACAAAGGCGATGGATGGCATGAAGCAAATGAGTGATTATGAGCCTGCGGAAATCAATATTGAAAAAATACAAAATTTAGGTAAAGCGATGGGTGCATATGGAGAAACAATGGCAGCTGCAGCTGAAGCTAATCCAGAACTTTCTTCAGGCCTAGGCGATGCGCTCGGTAATCTTGCAACAGGTCTTATTGACTCTCTCAATCCATTTTCCGGCGATGACAATCCAGTGGACAAATTAAAAGAGTTTGCCGCTCAGGAAATAAGTTCAGAAGAGTTAAAGAAAATACAAGCAAATGCTGATGCCTTTAAAGTTTATTCTGAAGCAATTAGTAACGTAGGTGATCTTAATCAAGTATTTGGAGATGATGGAGATGCACCAAAGTTAGCTGCCTTTGCAGAGCAATTAAATGACTCTTTTAAACATTTGAATGAAGCAACAGGGAAAGATAAATTTGGTAATCCAGAACTAGCGGAAAACTTTCGCGTATCGGGGCAAAACCTTAAAGGTTTTTTTGATGCGTTTAGAGGTGTAGAAGGTTTAGGAAGCGATAACTTTTTAGGTTCAGATGATATTGCACATTTTGCTGAAGATTTAGAAGCGGCCCTGCCTGGATTACAAAAAGAAATTCCTAAACTAGCAGCCCTATTTGGTGCAACGGCATCAGCAGAAGTATCACTGAAAAGTCCAGAAAGTATGCAAGTCAATGAGCTTGTGGCAAATACATTAATTATTAAAGCAATAGAGAGAAATGCAGAGGGAAGAGTAGCTGCTGAAGGTGGTGGAAATGTTGTATCAACAAATATTAATGCGCCATCAAATAGCAGTAGTGTAGTTAATACAGGTACAGCACTTAGAAACACTGAAGCTGCCGCTGCATTAGCTAACTTTAGATAAAAAAAATCCCCTCTGATTTCTCAGAGGGGATTGCGCTGAATTAACGATTAGCCGTCATCAGCAAGTTTCTGAAAATAATCCATTGTATCTTCATCTTCATCTGCATTATCACCAGCGGTAACAGTAATAGTAGGAGCGGGCTCCTCTTTCGTATCTACAAAAGTAGCTGTTGTCATAGGTTCATCTTCCATCAGGTTTGTTACATTCCCTACTGTAGTAGTACCAACAAGAACCATATCAAGACGAGTCTTCAATTCATCATATGACTTGAAGTTAGTAGGAGCAGTAAAGTCTGCAAGAGAATACTGTTGCTTCCACACTTTCTCAATAGCATCATCATCATCAAATATTGCACTTGGTTTTTCAAACTCTGACTTGTCGTAATTCCAAAAACCATCGACCTTACGAATCTTCAACTTAAAGTTTGCACCCTTCCAGAAGTCAAAAGGATTGACAGCAACTTCATCATCAAATGCAGGCTGCATTGCCTCCATGCATTTGTCAAAGATTTTCTTACCAAAACG